CTACTCTTTATTCTTGCTAGTAAATTCTTCTTTAATTTCTTTTTCAATCGAATTATTTGAATTATCAATGCTATGCAATTTTTCGGCTAACCCTGGTGGTACAAGCACGCCTACATCAGCTAAATTTTCAGTAATGCTGATACCTTCGTTGACAATATAAAAAAGCACCGTAGCATATGCCACAGCGCCATTCAATCCAAGTATCTGGTCAACAACATTAGCCAATACGATAACGACTAATATAAGCACTTTTCTAGCGTACCCAAATAAACTTTTACGGCTCCACAAATTATCATTTTTCCATGCTTTGAATAATCCTGTTAAGATATCTAAAGCCATCAATAATAAAAGCAGGTGGAGAAATTTCACTTCACCGAATAAATACATATGCGTTGCTTCTAAATATTCCAAATTAACACCCCCCATAATTTCAGCTTCTTACCATATTTCATTGTTCCTTTTTATTTTCTATTTAGATGTTTAAAATAGAATGCCATATGCTAACGTCGTAAAAAATGAGCTTAATTGTTTTTTGTAAATGTATATCACAACCTTAAAGGAATGAAAAATGACATCTCGATTGAGATGCCTTTCAGTTCAAATTTTTGAATTAATAAAAACAAATCAATAACATAACTGTTATCTTCTAAAGGGTACTACTCTACGTAAACATTTAACATTTCTAACCTTTTTTATTTAACTAAACTTAATTTAACAAAGAGAAGAAACCAACATTAATAATTTTAAATGGATTTTATTTTATTAAATCATCTCTATTTTCTGCTTTTAATAGTGTTCGAACATCTTCTTGCCAGATGCTTGGTACACGTTCAAATGTCCATCTTCCTTCAATAATTTGTGTTGCAAATAACATAGCCAACACATCCTCACCTCTTTTCATTTGTAGACCTTTTCGTCATAAATACCATTTCAGCAAGTTCTAAAATAGCTATAGCATTAATTTCTTCTGAATTTGGAATACTTTTTCTTATTTCTTCTTGCCCGATAAGTTGTTTTTGATATTCTTCATCTTTTATTAATTCACCGTTTTCAAATTTAAAAATAAAAGGATTTATTAATACTTCATGAGTATTTTCAACTTCTAATTTATACTCAAACCCCTCTGAGGTAGAAGACCACCCATCAAGGTATCCTTTGACAACATTAAAATATATTACCAATTTAAACACCTACCATTCATAAATTGCATTTAAAGCAAGACGATTGGCGTTACCTACATTATTATCTGCATACCCCGACAAACTTTCTCCATCATTCCCATTGATATATATGTACTTATACATATCTTGGGAAAATCGCCTTAAACTACAACCGTAACCTCTTTTATTATTAGGTGGACTATTTAAAACAGATTTAGGAACATAAGTGTATTGATAATTAGAATTTTTAAAACCTTCCCCTATATTATACCCTCTCCATTCCAGCGCCCACCCATTCCTACAATGTCTTAACATCTTATTTGGTGTTGCTGATTGAGATTCTGTAGGATATATAGTTCCACTCCATAATTTCTGCATACTATTAACAATGCTATATGTTCCATCTGCCATATTCCAAAGTGAATCTTCCGATTGATAAACTGTTGACATGTCAAGCTCAACTAATTGTGTACCATCAACCTGTATCCAGTTGGGATTACGAGTTCCCCCTGAAAATATAATCTCTAATGCATCGCCATGTTTGAAATCAGAAGGCGTACTAAAGGTTGAAGCATGTCGTACTTGACTATAATCATCTGGAACGGGGGCAAACGTATCTGTGAATATTTTTGCATGCCTTCCTGTCCCCTCTTTGACATGCCAAACTTCAATTAAAGGTATCCCTCCTGTACCAGAGCCCAAATGCCGTTTAAAATAAGCACTAACAGTATACGTTACACCTATTCCTATATTCTCATACACATATTGTCTAAAATAATTTGCATTTTTTACAACAGCTGCTTTTTTACCAAACATAGCTAAAGCTTCTTGTCTTACAGGATACCATTGTCCTGTTACCTTAGGGTCCTTTACAGTCTGCCACCTTGAACCAGTAACAATAGGAGAAGTCACAATTTCTCTCCAATTATTACTACTGTCGTACGGTCCATCATCAGGCAAAAGTTCAAATGAGTGGTCCAGTAATAAATTAGCCTTTGGTGTGATATTATACTTCTCCGATGAAATATCATCTTCTAACGTAAAAGCACCATTTTTTATATTAATACCTGCTTGCTTGCCTCCAGCAATCATCTGTATACGATCATTTCCGATAGAAACATCACCATTATTACTAACTTTAAATTGTTCATTAATATTTAAACCGTTAAGAGATTTAATATAATCAGCTATAAGCCAGTTAACGCCAAAACTTGTGTTTGTATCAACAATATTTGGACCGCGTGGACCAACGGGGCCTTGTGAACCAGGCTCGCCTTTATCACCTTTACTGCCTGGGTTCCCCTTAATCTTTGACCAAGTATAATCAGATGCATTTTTGCTCTCTGTTGCAGTAGTTTTATTGTAAGCAAATCCTATATATTCTTTTCCATCAGGGAAGTTACTTATTCCACCACCATTAGCATTATCAGCATAACGTACCCAGGTATATCTAGGCTGACCGTCTGAGCCTTTTGGACCTTGGATACCCTGCTGCCCTTTGGCTCCCGGTTCCCCTTTTAATTTTGCCCACTCGTAATCATTAGCATTATTTGAAGGTGTTTGAATAGTTTTATTTGGTGCTATACCAATATATTCTTTATTTGTAGGAGAACTGCTCATCTCATCCCCATTAGCATTGTCTGCATATCTTATCCAAGTATAAGTAGGTTGACCATTAGACCCTCTTGGTCCCTGAATACCTTGATCACCTTTTGCACCTTTGTCCCCCTTCTCTCCTTTCGTTCCTTTAATAAGCGACCAAGCGTAATCATTTGGACTATCAGATTCATTGACAATTAATTTGTTATAAGCAAGACCAATATATTCTTTGCCTTTGGGACTGTCAGACATTCCACGCCCTTGGTCGTCGTCTGCATATTTCACCCAAGTGTAACGTGGTTGACCGTCTTTTCCTTCTGGCCCTGGTGCACCTTTGTCTCCTTCAATTTTAGACCATTCATAGTCCCCTGGATTGGTGCTCTCTACAGAAGTTTCTTTGTTGTATGCAAGCCCCATATACTTTTTACCTTTAGGTGTATCAGCTATACCGTTTCCTTTCTCATCATCTGCATATTTCAGCCAAGTATATAACGCTTGACCGTCTTTTCCAGCAGGGCCAGGTAAACCTTGCGGACCACGCGCAGCTGCAATCCATTTACCTTTTTCTTCACTGTATATTTTCCAAATGATATTATCCAGATCAGATATATCTACCCAAACTACTGATTTATCCTCTGGCTCTGTTGGTAATTCAACACGCTTTTTTTCGGCATAGTCTTTCGTAAATTCCTTGGAAGCTTCCAAGTTTTCCAATGCTTGCCGGATTCTTTCTTGCTCTTCCTTCAATAATTCTCTATCCGTATATTTCCGCGTCTCTATACCAATCAATGCAGGTAATTCTTGTTGATCCACGCCTTCTAATTCATTAAATTTACGTTTTATTTTAGTAAGAAAAGTTGGACGTGATCGCCCGAATGTCGCTTCTAATCGCAATCCATCTGCCTCATAAATCTCTAAAAACTCAATAATAGGTGCAGACATAAGAATTCCCCAAGATTTATTAACCACGTCCACTTTATCGCCTAGATCATAATCTTTTTCATACTTAAAAATAGTACCTTGCGTAGGCGTAAGAATTGTTGCTTCCAATGATTGGAGTGTCTCCATGTCACGCATTTTCTCTTCCCCACGCTTCTCAAGTAATTCCTCCACTTCAGCATCTGTTAAGTCTTCCTCAGTTTTGGTTCCTAAATCACGAACGTCAACAAAGGTTTCTATACGCTGCCAACCTATATCTTTTCCAACCTGGATAACCTTTCGCCCAACACCTTCACCTTGTCCACCAACATAGCCAACGTTACGCAACTCCGTATCGCTATCTACAAATGATTGCGACTGGATTGTTTCAAATTCCGGACTAAAAAACACTGGATTATTTCCATCTAAATTTTCCTGAGTTAAATCATCTGCCTCAAAGACATCAAATATTAATTTTTTAGTATGGAAATCTGCAAATATCCCCCAGCCTAAGCCAGATTGGATAGAGATATTTTCTAATTCCTCTGCTACATTTTTAAAACGAGATTCCGAACTTACATGTGTTCCTCTATTTTGGTTTGGCGCAATTTCTAGGTGTGGCAATATACGTCTGTTATCATCTGGATTAACAAAGTTTTTATTAACAAAGTGCTTCATAACTTCTTCTGCTGAACCACTTACGCGGTCATGAGAAGTACCAGAAGGTGGTACAGTTATCCGTCTGCTCATTAATCCATCTAGTGTATAACCGGATAGCTTAAAATTTTCAGATTCTTTCCCATTTTCATCAAGCGCAATTTCCTTTGTGAGAACGATAGCAACTTTATTTGACAGCTTATTTAAAGCTATGATGTCACCTTTATTTAACTTTTGCGCCTCATGTAAATAACGATTAACATGCAACTCAAATGTTGCTATACTATGATAATCACGCCCAAATTGCAGAGATTGATAACTGTCTAATTCGCCTTTTAAGTCAAGGAATCTATTATATATTCTAATAGATATTTTCAATTTATTTCACCTCTAACTAATTTTTGCTATGGACATACGACGATACCTCGAATTTATATCCCCAGTATTTCTAGTTGCAATAATTACCTGAACTTTGTCTCCTTTTGAAAGACTTTTAACTCCACTTCCAATAAAGTGGTAATCTGAAAAGCCAAAACCTGGTCTATTAAATAAATAAACCCTTTCATCAATAGAAGTGTTATTATTAATCACCAAATATATTTCTATCTTCTGATTAGTCTGCAGCCCATTGCTGGTGCTTAATGCTAAGTGGAAATAAAACAAATAATCCCCATCCGCCTTAACATTGAAGATTCCAGAAGATATTTCATTTTGCCTATCAATCAAAGGAATAATTGGTATTTTATTAGAAATGTAAGTAGATGAAGACTCACCATTTAATGTTAAATCGCTACTATCATTCATTTCCACATAGGATTGATTAGGCATAGTAACCATACCGTACTCATTAATGTCCATACCTCTATAAATGTTATGCAAGGGAATATATCCACAAACATTATCATTTGCTCTCTCATCCCGAATCTCAGTTTGCTCAACATAAGACTTACCTGCAATAATAGTAACCTGTGCAACGCTCATTTCATAAACATAATTATCACGTTGCAAATTAGGTGGTGTTGGGTTATTTGCAGGTACCCCTTTTTTAATATACGCATAGATACGCCTTTCCATAGGATTATTATCAAAACAAATTACAACCCGATCTATACGATTATTATTTGGATCAGCAATACTATGTGACAGCGTCATCGTACTGTCATTTTGATACATATAACCATTCGCAAACATGTAACCGGCGCCTAAAGCAACATTCATATTTGTTCTAGCTGTAACTTCTAAATCTGGCAGATTAGGAGTATTTGATACACCATTACCAATAATTTGATTATGAAATCTAGCCCAATCAGCTGCTTGATAGATACGTTTGTCATCTGTGGTACTGTCGAAAAAATACATTCGTTCCAAATTAATTCACATCCTTTTACAAAAGTAAAAAAGCACCTCTATAAGAGATGCTTTAGTAATTTCATAGATTTTTATATTCCAACATACTGATTATTCCAGGTTACCGCAATCATACCCGATGTATCTCCAGAATCTGCAATATGCTCAATTAAATTTTCTCCTACGTCCAATTGAAGCCAATCAGAATCATGGTCTAAATAACCAAATACATTAAACACTCTGCCATTCCGATAGACTTCTACTCTTTTTTTGCCATTAGTAGTATCAATATGCAATATCTCATCTGCAGCAATAGAGCGATTAACTCTTATCCAATCACCGTTTGTACGGTTAATTATTTGTGGATTAGTCACTGGCCCCTGTATATCAATCCTTACTGGAGCAAGAATATCACCATTGTTATAAAGTGTTGTGTGTGATCCCGACCTTCCCATTTCAATTGGGAAGGTATTTGGCATGGTAAGATTACCAGAATAAGCTTGTAAAGGTTGACTTGTTTGATTCGGATCTCTCCAATAAGGATAAGGTGCCCTAATATATAAAAGAGCTTTTTGAAATAACGGTTTTCTATTAGTTTGTCCATCTGGGAAATTTGGGACAGATTCAGCTACTGCGTCAATTTCCTTTACATCACCACCACTAATATACCTTAAAGTGCCTACACCTAATTTAGGATTAAAAACCGAAGCAAAATAACGGCGTTTCGCATTTAGGTCTTGTTCACTGTCTCCTGTTATTTTCAGTTCTATTTCAATCGGTTTATCTTCTAAAATTGAACCGATATAACTAGCGCCATCTTGGAAGGGGACTTTTTGCATTTGTGTAATTGCCTCTGTATCGCCAATACCTTCAACTCTTATCAGTCTATAAGGACGATCGAATAATTCTACTGTTTGATCGATTGCATTAGTAAACATTAGTTTAAACATCTTTTAAAACCCCATTTCCATGGCTAATCTTTGTTGCTGCTGTCTTTGCTTTCTAGCCGATTCACTTGGTGTAGACTCGGCTGGTGTGAAATAGTTATTTATATTCGGAGAATAGGTTCTAGTATTATTATTTTCGTTGCCTAAAGCACCAGATGTCGTATTTAATTGTGTACTTACTCTTCCTAGAGACATAGACGTTCCCCTCAACCGGTTAGTAATCTCAGGATTCATTTCATCAGCCAAGTCCTCTGTTAAAGAACGCATTTCTTTTAAAGGCTTACCGCTTCCCCGCTTAATATTTTTAGCAAGCGAATTGGTAATACCAGGATACATAATATCCTTTAAAGGTCCCTCTTTTGCAGGTGAGAATGGAAGGAAATCACGTATTTTTTGTACTACATTTCCAATAGCACTCTTTACTTTTTCAACATTCTCCTTAATACCGTCGGCTATACTGCCAACAATATTTTTTCCAGCATTAAAGAAATCAGTTGCTTTTTCCTTAACACCATTAATTCCTTCTCCAATAATATTTTTGGCAGCATTATAAATATCCTTCCCTTTATCAATAATGCCGCCTGCTAAATCTGTTACCAGTCCCCAGCCAGCGGATACAACATTACTAATCATTTGTGTAATTCCACCTATTAATGCTGTGATTAACTGAACACCTGCATTTAACAGCTGTGGGAGTAATTGAATAATAGCTCCAGCTAACTGAAGTATCAATTGCATACCGGCACTTAACAATTGTGGAACAATGGAGATAATTCCTTGTATTAAGGCCATTAATATTTGTATACCAGCATTTATTAACTCTGGAAGCAAGCCAATGAATGCACTTACCAGCTCTAACAGTAACTGGATACCAGCATCTATCAACTGAGGAACAATGCTTATTATTCCATCTATTAAAGCAAATAGAATTTGAATTCCAGCATTTAATAGTTCAGGTAAAAGACCAATAATTGCCTGAACTAATGCCAGGATAATATTTAGCCCTGCTTCTATTAACTGCGGAAGAACCTGGATTATGCCATTAATTAAGGCTGTTAAAATCTGCATACCTGCGTCTAGAATTACTGGTAAATTCGTAATAACAGCTTCTACTAAAGCCATGATTATGGTTATTGCTGCTTCAATTAAAGCTGGTATCAAGATGATTATTCCATCTATTAAGGCCGTCAATATTTGTATACCGGCTTCGATAATTAGTGGCAGATTTTCAATTAAAGTCGTTACAATAGTCATTAATAAAAGAAGAAAGACCTCTATAACCAGCGGCAGCACAGTTGTAATCGTATCGATTAAAGTCATAATAATTGTTAAATATGTTTCTATTAACATTGGTAATGCGGTAACGATTGCTTCTATTAATGTGGTTATAATCGTAATACCCATTTCCAAAATCAATGGTATTACCGTGACAACTACCTCTAGTAATGTTGTGAAAAGCTGCAGCCAAGTTTCTATCAGTAAAGGCAGTGCTACAACGATTGCTTCTATTAATGTAGTTATAATTGTAATACCTATTTCCAAAATCAACGGTATTATCGTGACGACTACCTCTAACAATGTTGTAAAAAGCTGCAGCCAGGTCTCTATTAATAAAGGTAATGCTGATACTAGACCGGTTATTAAATTTGTAATGACTTCCACACCGGTATTGATTAATTCAGGAAGATTTGTGGCAAGGGCATCAATGAATCCCACAATCATTTCAGTACCTTTTTCTATAAAGATAACTGCGTTTTCAGCCAGATTAGTTATCAAATTAGAGAGATCTGCTGCAAAATTATTTACCATTTCCCCAATTGACATATCACCTTTAAAAACTGCGAGGATATCTGAAAAAAGAGATGTTTGTGCAGCTAACAACGCAAACCCTTTAATCACCCATCCAATTGGACTTGCCAATCCAAAAAATGCAGTTGCAATAGTCGTTAATGGACCAATAACAGCAGCAAGCACAGCTCCAATATTGATTCGCTCTCTTAATTCTGTAAAAAACTCCCCGACAGTTCTTGCTGTGTTACCTAACCACTCCATAGCAGCATTAAAACCATCTATTGATCCAGCTGCCATACCAGCTATTAATTCCTGCGTCCTGCCCGCCAGATTAGAAAATGTTTCTCCCGTTGTTTCTGCTACACTTCCAAGCCATTGAACAGATGTACTAAAAGCATCTAATGATGCATCATACATTTTTTTAGAAACATCAACGATTTGGCTGCCAAGCATTTTCAGACCTGGACCAAAGTTCATTACAGCATTTTTGATTGATTCCCAGGCATTTATAAAGAAGTTACGGAAATTCTCATTGGTTTTCCATAAATAAATGATAACCGCTGCTAAAGCAACAACAGCACTGATAATTGCGATGATTGGATGACTAGCGATAACGCCCCAAACAGACTTTACAGCATTCCCCAATCCTTCCATTCCTTTTTTAAGTGTATTTAAAGTACCTTCTAAGGTTAATGAGCTTGCAGCTACTTGCTGGAATACAGTTACCGCCAAAGGTCCAAAAGCGGTAATCAACTCCTGCATTTTGGGAAGCCCAGCACTTTCCAGCATCGAATCTATAGATCCGATAATCGCAGTAATACCACGTACAGTTGCTGATTTCATGTTATCAATTGAATTAGTCCATGAAGATCCTGCGTCTTTTGCAGCTCCATCAATCGCTCCGAAACTTTCGGTTCCATCCTTTAATGCGCTATTCATAACATCCATAAAACTATCTGCAGAGATTTCACCCTGCTGCATTTGATTGGCAACCTCTTCCACAGATTGTCCTGTCGCATCTGCATAAATGCGCATAGCAGGAATCCCTGCTTCCGTAAGCTGGTTCATGGTCTCCATCTGCACTTTTCCACCGTCAACCATTTGGGCCAAGGATTCAGTAACGGCAGTAAATGCTTCATTGGATCCGTCACCATAGTGACTGACTGCATCTCCCCAGGCAGCAATCGATTCTGTCGCTTTACCTACATCCATATTTGACATTACAAATCCCTGTACGGCATTTGTAGCAGTGTCAATCCCATATGTTGTACCACTAACAATTTTTTTCGTGCTATCTAATGCAGTATTAGCCTTCTCAGCACTTCCAGTTATGGCTGTGATCGTTCGTTCAAATTGCTCCATCGTGGCTATTTCATCAAAAGCTGTATTCACTGAATCCTTCAGCATATCAAATACGCCTGTTTTTTTAGCAATGTCAGAAACAGATTTAGCGATTTTACCTATGCTGAGATTTGCCTTCTCCCCGCTTTTATCTAATTCACCCATTTTATTATTGATATTGTCTAAACCATGAACAGCCTGCCCATCATTTAATATAATATTTATAACTACTTTTCCTTCACCATCAGCCATTTACATACTTCACCCCCATGCTTTAAATTTTTCAGCACAGGGGCTCAAGGGCTCTCTAACGGTCATTTACTGTATTAACCGTTGCGCATCTCGGGCATTTTATTTCAGCAATGCCCTTTATTTTCCCAATTAATTTATTACATTTTTTACATCTTATTTCTTTTAGCTTCAATTCCACACCGCCTTTAGAAGGCATTATTCAGGGTTTAACTTATAAGCTTTTTTTGCTTCTTCCACTTGTTTACGATGTTTTGCCGCTCCTTTACCCGATGGTAATTCCATCGTACGGATTTCGATTACTTCCTTAAACTTCGTATCTTGGCGCAGCCCCGCTAATAAGGCTTGAAATTTATACCAATGCAGTGTCCCTTGAGCTTCAAATAAATCAATTCCATAATCTTGATAAAAAGATGCGTAAATGTATTCTGCATCCTGTTTAATGGAATAAACCCTCTTATTGTCCTTCTCTTTATTTATTACCGGCATTGGATTACCATCAATATCAACAGCAGCATTATCTTCAGATTCCTTGCTTATTGTACTCTTAAATATTTCATAGAAGACTTCTTCCTGTTTTCCCAAATCTACATCAAGCGGTTCGCCTAGAAGCATTTCTATTCCTATTTCAATTTGTTCGACATCTGTTAATTCATTATCATTAAGCATATCAAACAAGCGTAATACATTATCATAGGCGAGATTGATTTCATACCTTGCATCATCAATAACGACTGTATCAATAATGGGATAGGCCAGATTCAGCATAATCCACCACTACTTTTTCTTTTTGACTGGTTGTTTCTTATTTTGTTGTAAATATTTCTGCGCTTTTTCCTGTGTAGAACCAGAGAAGCCTCTTTCTTTTAATTCATCTTCGAGGCCTTCAGCTAACTGTGAATAGTAGTGCATGCAGTAAACAAGCGATGGTGTTACTTTATAAATTTTATCAAAGGACCCTTCTCCTAAAATAACGTCATATCCTTTGCTTAATGCTTCCTTGACTAATTCCTGATCCTCTTCATTATTTTCGGGTGCGAGTTTTTCTAATTCTTCCTTTAACTTCGGAATTTGATCCCGAAATTTTTTAATAGCCTCATCATCCACAGGAAATTCAAAATTTAATTCTCCAATCTCAATAGGTATGACAGGTTTTTCCGTTTGAATCTTAATTGCCATTACAGTTCATCACCTTTCTAATTTATAAGATAACCTATGAATCAGTTCATCTTTTAATAGATTCATAGGTTAATTTCTCTGCAAAGATAAAATAAGAGAGCGATTTATTCGTCGCTCTCTTCCTCTTCTTCCGGACCATCCGATTCTTCTGGATCTTCAGGCTCGGGCTCATTCGGTTCTTCTCCCCCGCCGTTATTCGGGGGATCCTCAGGGAGTAGCTGTGGTCTTTTCAGGACGGCGGTCCCAGCTGATAGAGCATTCAAATACCGCATACTCTGATGCTTCCCCACCGGTTACTTTAGGATCCTTCACTGTAGCAACTCCGGCAAGTTCATCTCCATTAGTACGGACTTGTTTAAACATGATTTTACGACCTGATCCAGTCTCAAATTCCAATCCGGCAATAAACTTCATTGCTTCAATCTCATCATCATACATACCTTCAAAAGCATATGTTTTCTTCACACTGATAACATCATCCTCAGGTGTACCATCACCATCGTAAAAAGCCATATCCTCTACTTCTTCTTCCGTATCATCTGTTACGCTGGAAATCCATTTTGCCAGACGCAGCCATTCCACTTCTTCTGTACCATCCTCTGGAATAGCACCTACATAGTATTCCGTTTTCGCGTTCTTTTCACGTCCAAAAAATTGAATATTTAATTTTAGTAATTCGCTCATAATATATTAACCCCTTTTTTGATTGTAATTTTTGCAGTAATAGATAATTCATAAATAAAAAATCCCTGCTCATCATATAGAACTAATGCAGGGAAATCCTTTATATGGATACTTTGAAATTTATAACTATCATTTTCACTTGGCAGATCATCTAAGCCTTCCAATTCCTTATAAATACTGGTTAAGCTCTCCAAGCACTCTTGTCGATCTTTACTTTTAGCTGTAACTTGTATGTTGAAATTTTTATCTCTTGTACCATCAAAATAAACTGTTTCATCGGCACCAGGTATAGAAGTAATTGCTATAGAGCATTCATCATCGATTACTCCAATAACACTTCGGCTAAACAGATTCAAACTATTGATCCGACGGTTTAATTGCTGCATAAAGTCTGCTTTCATCAGCTCATCGTCCTTTTAGTGATTTATTCTTTGCCTCCGTTGTAAATCAATTATGCAGTAATATTCAACACCTACTGCATAATACTAATCTTTAATATAATTAGGCGCTGCTTCTTATAAGTTACTTGCCTGCAGCTCAATTGCGTATAGATGCAACTATATCAATCCTCCTTTCCAAAAATATGTTTCGTATTTTATCAAAAGCGGCATCACCTCCTTCAAAGTATCTGGATTATAGACAATAAAAGATAATAAAAAAAGACACCCATTAATGGATGCCTCATGTTCACCAGCTCATGTCAAAATAATAACGCTGGTTTTTTATAAACTTTTCTATACTAGCATATTAGCACCCTTCTAATGACATTATCAAGACAGCTTTACGACAGGTTCATTTTCTTGAGCTGTAAATCAAAAAAATCACAGAAATAACTGTCCTTACAGCATCCTTGTGGTTTTGCAATAAAATCTGAACTTATCTGATTAATTGTTTATAGATTTTTCTATACTAGCATACTAGCACCTTTATAATGACACTATCAAGACAACTTTACGACAAGATTATTTTTTGGAGCTTATGGCTGCTAAACACAACTTAGTGTTTAAAACCTGCACAAAAATAACCTTGGCCAATTACTGCACCAATCCAAATTTAATATCGGTCCAGTTTTTTAATCAGAAGCCACACTCCTCCATTAAAAAACCACGGAAGCAGCTATTTTCGCAGTACTTCTGTGGTTCCCAATGAAATCTAATTATATTGTACATTTTTCTATACTATCATATTAGCATCTTCATAATGACACTATCAAGACAGCTTTACGACAGTATCAGTTTGCAAAGCTTATAGCTGAGACCCCGAAAAAGATAACCGGTAAATCTTCAATCGCCTTTTTTAAATAACGGTGTACTGTGCGTTCATCAATATTCTCTAATTCCGCAATTTGTGAGATAGTATATTTCTGCTTTGATAGATATCTTTTTTCCAGCACTTGATAATATTTTAATTCATTCTCGTTACAGGAACGCCGGTAAGCTTCCATCTTCCCCTGAATAAAGTAAACCATAGAAATTGATTTTCTTTTACTTTGTTTAATAGATTCGATAGACTCCAGGCTAATTGTTTCTATATCTAATTCTTGAATGGACGTGTCGTTAAACTCTTCTAATTCGTCCATCAGCTCTTCGCAGTGGAGAACCAGAGCTCTATAATTTTTTAAAAGCAGCTTAATATTATGCAATCGATAATCCTGCTTGGAGATTTCACGTTTCTCCATATCTTCTTTATATGTTCTAATTGCTTGCTCGGAAACAACTTCAGTGATAAATTTTAATTGCTCATCTGTTAAATTCATATCTATTTCCCCCTTAGCTGATTAATTATATTTGATAGAAGTATTAGGAATAGAAAAACCTGACTTCTGATTATCCTTTTAAAACATATGCCGTCTTATATCTTCATTTATAGCTGGTGCTCTTTGCTGATTAATTTTCTTTTGGTTGAGCATTCTGAGATTTTCAAATGCATTATTAAGCTGCTCTAAAATAGTATTCTTTAGCTCCCATTGACCACATACTGTAACTTTTAAAGCTTTTTCATTGATGCTGATGATACGATTGACTTCTTCCATGACATCATCATAATCCTCTTCCAAAAAATGATCTTTAAGCATTTTTTAATCCCCCCTCAACATAAATATGTATATAGAAATTAATCGTTCAATTTTATTGAACTTTATAATTAAAAAAATATTGCGGTATCTCGCTGCTATCAATTTCGAGAAGCTCAATAGTATTCGCAATTTCATCCTGTTTCCATTCATCTTTCCCATCTAATTTTAGTGTAATTGATTTCTCTGACAGCCCTGCTGCTTTTGCAAAATTATGTTTACTTCCATACTTTTCAACAATTTTATTATATAAACTGGAGTAATTAAAATTCATCGTATCATCCTCTTCCATTTGTTCAATTTTATTGAACTTTAGTAAATAATACCATTTACAATACTGTTCGTCAACATAAAAAGTTCAAAATAGTTGAATCTTTTATTGAATAATGTATTTACATTGTATATACTTAAATTATTCTACCAAATCATTTTTTCTTTCTATAAGTTTGTATGACTTATAAATATATATTATTTTACATACTCATAATGCAGCTTCTCTGAGCACTTTAAATAGAATACGGTGATAACTATAGCAGCCATAAAAGGAAAAATTTATAAGGGAGATTTTATTTATGAGATTAAGTACAGGAGATCGGTTAAGGCAAATCATGAAAGAAAGAAATTTAAAACAAGTAGACATACTTAACTCAACTAAAAAATACACTCATGATAATGTCAAAATATCCAAAACAGATCTCAGTCAATATGTGAATGGTAAAACAGAGCCCAGACAGGATAAATTATATATACTGGCCGAAGCCTTAAATGTAAACGAGGCCTGGCTGATGGGCTATGATACACATAAAGAACGCATTCCTGCTGATAGAAGAGAAGTAGATGAAGATCAAATCGATACTATTGCCGCACATCATGATGGAGAAGATTGGACCGAAGAAGAATTAGAAGAAATTGAGCGGTTTAAAGCTTATATACGTTCTAAAAGAAATGAGGAATAGTATGTATGAAAAATTATTAAGTCACGCCAGTAAATATAATGTAGAGGTCTACGAGAAGTCCATGGTTAAGAATGTAAAAGGATTATATGCAGATAATATCATATGGATAAATAAAAATTATTTAAAAACCTCTGCAGACAAAGCCTCCGTTTTAGCAGAAGAATTAGGCCACTACCATACTACTGTCGGGGATATAATAGATCAGTCTAAGATTGCTAATCGTAAACAGGAGCTGCGCGCCAGAGCCTGGGCTTATGAAAAGACGATTCCTGTATCAAAAATTATAGAAGCACATCGGTTAAATTTGAGAAATAAATATGAATTAGCTAATTACCTGGAGGTTACTGAGGCGTTTTTAGAAGCTGCTTTGCAGAGGTATAAGGAGAAGTACGGGCTGTCCGTTTATTATGATAATTATACTGTTTGTTTTGATCCTTTGGGGGTTATTGAGTGGTTTGATTATAGGGATTATTAA